TAGCGAAGTTATAAATATTATTAAAAAGCTTATGAATAAACACAATTTGTCACTAAGTGAATTAGCTAGAAGAACTGGTATGGCAAAATCAACTATTTCAAGATATTTAAGTGAAAGTCGTGAGTTCCCTTTTAATAAAGTTGATGACTTTGCTAAAGCTTTAAAAGTTACTCCAGAATATCTTTTAGGTTTCGAAAATAAAGATATACATCAACAGAACAATTTTGTTCTTAAAATTATTGATGAGGTTAGTGGTCTAAGTGATAATGAATTAAAAGATATTTTTGGATATATAAAAAACATAAAATCACAACAAGGGAAATAGCATCACTTCGGTGGTGGTTAATATAAATAAAGGAGAATGTGGAATGAAAAAGTTATTGGTATTATTATTCGCAAGCTTATTGGTATTAGCTGCATGTGGTCAAAAGGTAGAAAGTAAAGACTTTATTGACGGTTTTAAAAAGGCAGGTTTATCTGTAAAGAATGCGAAGAAAATGACACATGAAGATTTCGGTATGGCACCATATAAAACTAAAGATGCAAGAGTGTTCAATGTCGAGGGAGATAAAAACGGAAGAATTTTTGTTTACGATAATGAAAAAGATTTAAAAGAAATGAAAAAGTATTATGACAAAATGGGTGAAGAAAGTGCAATGTTGTATTCACACACTTACGCTAAAGATAAAGTTTTGATACAGATGAATGGAGAAATAAAAAAGAAGACATTTGATAAGTATACTAAAACTATTGATAAGGTGTTAAACGGGGACAAAATAACAACTTTTAAAGACGATAAGAAAAAAGTAGCAAGTAAAGAAAACGTCGATAAAAAAGACAAAACAGATGACAAGAATACAGATAAAGAACAAACAACAGATGAAACACAAGACAATATTACAGTAAACGAAGATGAACAAAGTTCAATCGAATCTAATCAAGAAGTAGTTAGTAATGAACAGACAAGTCCAGAACAAAACGCTGAAAGTAACAACCAATCTTCTACTAAGCAAGAAACACCTAAACAAGAAGGTATAAGTAAAGAAGAATACGATCGTACTAAAACTACAACACACGATGAATCACAAATGAGTAATCCAGATTACGAGCAATATAAACAGGCTCAACAATTCACTCAAGAATTAAAACAAGGTAAACATCAAAACGGTGTTGGTGGTGGTCCAGGTATGACTTCCCCTGCTGGAGAGTCGTTTAATGACTATCAAAGTCGAGTTCAACAAGAACGTGATGCATTAACAGTTCCAGAATAGAAATTTAGGGTAGATAGCCTACCCTTATTATTTTTTACATTTTTGAGGAGGAATAACTATGGCATCATTTACAGTTACGAAACGTAAGAACAAAACATCTGTTTCTTGGCAATATGATGTGAAAGATAAATCTTTTAAATCGGGTAAAAAACGTAAATCTGGTTTTAAAACTAAAGCAGAGGCAACATATGCAGCACAACAATTAATAAGAGATTTAGAAGACGGTAATAAGATTGAGGGTAATAAAACGTTTGAAGATTATTATAATGATTGGCTTGTGATTAAAAATAAAAAGAAAGTTGCACCAAAACAGTATTATTGGTATGAAAGGTCACTGAATCTATTTAAAGAACATTTTGGTGATTATATGTTTGTTAAGAACATAACACGTTCTGAGTACCAAAAGTTTTTAAATGAGTATGGTCAAAATAGAACGACTGAAACAGTTAGAAAAGTACATGGCTGTTTAGCACCATGTATTAGAGATGCAGTATATGATGGATATTTGAAGAAAGACCCGACTTATAAAATTGAATTAAAAGGTACTAAGTCGCCTAAAAATGAAGATAATAAGTATATGACTATTCAACAGTATTTAGATTTGATTGAATACTTTAAAACACGAGATGAACAAAGTTATATATTTTTATATTTACTAGCTATTACAGGTGCTAGATATAGTGACATAATTGGTATGACTAAAAAAGATTTAAATAAATCGAGTGGCATTGTCCACTTACCAGGTACTAAAACAAAAAATTCTAAACGTGATGTCGAAGTAAGTCAAAAAGATGTATTACTGATCAATACGAAGTTATCTAAATTACCAGTTAGAACTGATGGTAAATTATTTCACCTATCACACAATGCAATCATAAAGTCATTTAACTATGCTAAAAAACAAATTGAGTTAGATGATGACACAATTACACCTTATGCACTACGTCACACACACACATCATATTTATTAAGTAAAGGTATCCCTGTTGAATATATAAGTAAACGTTTAGGTCATGCGACGATTTCACAGACTCTTGACACTTATTCACATTTACTTGATGAACATAAAAAAGAACAGGGTCAAAAAGTAAGAGAATTATTCTCTTGACACTTTTTTGACACCTGTTAGGTCAAAACCCCGTCATATATGGGGTGAAATATGGAGACGGCGGGAGTTGAACCCGCGTCCAGAGATCCTGATACAAATGTTTCTACGTGTGTAGTCTAGTCGTTAAGGTTTCGCGTTGTCTCAGGGGACTGACACCCGAAGACAATGCTAGTTTGATTAATCTCTTCTCGTCAGACTTCAAACGGCAGTGACGAGCGTATCCTACTTAAGTTGAATCACGTTAACGGCACATAGGCGATGCGGTTAGGTGATGCAGAGTGCTATTACGCAGCTACTGCTAAATTATCTTGTTTGCCAGTTATTATAACTGTTGTGTTGATGACGAAGCCAACCCTCCGACACGCTTCATAAGCTCGGGGACCCCTGTCGAATCCGTAACGTCCCCTCAATAAGAAATATACTCCTTTTAACAGAAGTATATTTAATCTTAACAACTTTTGATTGATTTTTCAATACAAATTGCTTAATATCGTTGTTTCATTGCTCTTTCAACGTCACGTTTTGCTTCTTTTGCTTTTAATGCATGTCGCTTATCATAGTCACGTTTACCTTTAGCTACTCCTAAAAGAACTTTGCAGTAACCGTTTTTAATGTAGAGTTTAAGTGGGATTAATGCATACCCTTTTTCTCTTGTAATACCAAAGAGTTTATCGATTTCTTTTCTTTTTAAAAGTAATTTACGGTTTCTCAATGGATCATGATTAAATCGGTTACCTTCTTCATATGGCGCGATATGCATGTTATACACATACATTTCTCCATTAAATACACGCGCATATGAATCTTTTAAGTTTGCACTACCTCGGCGAATGGATTTGATTTCTGTACCTTGAAGTACAATACCCGCTTCAACCGTATCTTCTATAGTGTAATCATGGCTTGCTTTACGATTTTGTGCTAATGGTTTACTTTGAACTTTTGGCACATCCATCACCTACTTTCTATTTTTTCTTTCGTCTTGCTTTGTTTTTCACAGCTTTTGCTTTGTAATAAGGCTTTTTATCTTTCTTACCTTGTTTACCTTGATTGCCGCCTTGTTTACCTTTAGCTCTACCTTTTTTATGCTTATTAGGTTTATCTTGTTCTTTAGCTGTACCACGTTTTTTAGCTTTGATTGTTTTTTCTCTTGCTAAGCGTTCTCTATTCTTTTCAGCTATTGGCATACCAACAATTTGAAAATCAATCATTCGCTCATCAACGTTAACATTAATTACTTTAACTTCGACTTTATCACCAATTCTAAATACTTTAGCTTGGCGCTCACCTATAATTGCCATATTACGCTCATCAAAGTTGTAATAGTCATCTGTTAAGTTAGAGATATGAACCATACCTTCAATTGTGTTCTCTAGCTCTACAAACATACCAAAGTTCGCTACTGAACTGATAATACCTGTAAACACTTCTCCAACGTGTTGAATCATATACTCTGACTTCTTCAAGTCATCTGTATCTCGTTCAGCGTCAATTGCTCTACGCTCACGTTTAGATGTATGGTCAGCGATGTCTGGCAACATTTCTTCCCAATGTCTAATTTGTTTACTGTTCATAGATTTTTCAATTAAATATTTACGAATTAATCTATGCACAATCAAGTCAGGATATCTTCTGATTGGAGATGTGAAATGTGTATAGTAATCTGCTGACAAGCCAAAGTGACCTAAATT